TCGAACTTCTTGCACTTGCAGCTGAAGCTAAGGCCACAACCTACCTCAACCGGAACCTCTATAAGACCCTTGTCGACATTCCCGATCTCGATTTGGATGGCATGGTGATAACCGAAGACATCCGGCTTGCCCTGCTGATGCTTGTCAGTCACTGGTATGAGCATCGCAGTTCAGTATCAGAGCTGGAAATGTCGGAGACGCCGCAGGCGTTTGAGTTCCTGCTCTACTCTCGGCGTCTGCCGGTATCGGGGTATTAGCATGCAGCGACGCTCTTCAAATACCAGTGCTGTTTTCACGCTTCCTGATCCCGGTGAGCTAAATAAGCGCATTCATCTGCGCCAGCGAATCGACCAGGCAGCGGCGGACTACGGCACTGAACCCGTTTTTCGAAATGAAAAGGACGTGTGGGCTAAGGTCAGGCAGGTGGGAGCCACCACCTATCACGAATCAGTTCAGGCCGATGACGCCATTACCCACTACATGACGATCCGCTTTCGAAAAGGGATCACCTCCGATTTCGAAGTTGTTTACAGCGAGAACGTCTACCGCATTAAGCGCCTGCGCGACCTCAATTCAGCCGGTCGTTACCTGCTGCTGGAATGCGAGGAGCTGGGCGCAGTAGAGCGCGCCGGAGAGATGTATGGCTAAGCCGCTATTGCACGTTGATTTGGAACAGCCGAAAGAACTTGTTTTTAATCGCGGCAAGATGCGTAAGGCGTTTGTCAAAATCGGCCAGGTGCATATGCGCGATGCACGGAGGATGGTAATGCGTCGTGGACGCTCTGCTCCGGGAGAAAACCCCGGTTTTCGGAGCGGTAGGTTGGCGCGTTCTATCGGTTATTACGTTCCCCGTGCATCAAAGAACAGACCCGGGCTGATGGTGCGAATTGCTCCGAACCAGAAGAGAGGAGAGGGTAACAGGCTGATTGAAGGTGACTTCTATCCTGCCTTTCTGTTTTACGGGGTACGACGAGGCGCAAAACGCAAAAAAAGCCACCACAAAGGCAAGTCTGGTGGTGGCGGCTGGCGCGTAGCACCACGAAAAAACTACATGGCAGATGTACTTGAAGCGCGTAAAGCCTGGACGCGTTATGTCCTGAGCCGCGCACTGCGCACTTCACTGCGTCCTGAAAGGAAAAAGAAATGAAGCTATCACTGGTGATCGCCGCACTCCGGGCGCGATGTCCGATGTTTGCGGGCAACGTAGCCGGGGCGGCTGAATTCAAGTCTATCCCCGAAACTGGAAAGATGCGTCTGCCGGCGGCGTATGTTGTGCCGACAGAAGACGTGACTGCTGAGCAGAAATCCCTGACCGACTACTGGCAGAACGTGACTGAAGGCTTCGCGGTTGTCGTGGTTCTGGATAATACACGCGACGAGCGTGGTCAGGCCGCAGGGTACGACGCCGTGCATGATGTCCGGCAGCAAATCTGGAAGGCTCTGTTAGGCTGGGAGCCGGACGCCGATGCTGGCCCGGTAGCCTATTCCGGCGGGCAGCTTCTGGAGATGGACCGGGGACGTCTTTACTACCAGTTCGAATTCATGCTGTCGCGGGAAATCACTGAGGAGGATACGCGCCAGCAAGATGACCTTGACGCTCTTGATGAGCTGAAAACGGTCGAAATCGACCTTGACTACATCGATCCGGGCAATGTCCCTGACGGCATCATCGAACACCACACCAAAATCAACCTCAGCGAGTAAACTATGCAAATCAAACCCAAGCGCGGGCGGTCTGTTCCAGACCCTGTCCGGGGCGATCTGCTGCCTTCAGAAGGCCGGAACGTCGAAGAAAGCAGCTACTGGCTCCGCCGCCTTGCGGCCGGGGAAGTTGAAAAAGTCGTCACGGAAGAGAAGAAACCCGTGGTAGACCCTAAGAAACAAGGCGGTGAGTAATGTCAGTCAGTTTCCCGAATATCCCATCAAACCTTCGCGTGCCGCTGTTCTGGGCGGAGATGGACAACAGCGAAGCGAATACCACGCAGAGTAGCAGCCCGTCACTGCTGATTGGCTTTGCTGCAACCGTCAGCACCATTCCCAAAAATCAGCTCACTATAATGCCCTCTGCCTCGCTGGCTGGGAAAGTATCTGGGCGTGGCAGTCAGCTTGCCCGCATGGTTGCGAAATACCGCGCAATCGATCCGTTTGGTGAGCTGTGGGTTATTGCGGTTGAAGAGCCTGAAGGCGAAGCCGCAACCGGCACGCTGACCATAACCGGCAGTGCTCAGGCATCCGGTACGCTTAGTCTGTATATCAGCGCAACCCGCGTGCAAGCTGCTGTGGTAACTGGTGACGCGCCAGCCGCCGTGGCTGCCACCCTGGCCACTGCCATTAATGCGAATGCTGACCTGCCAGTCACGGCTACGGCAGCTGCGGGCGAGGTTACCCTGACAGCGCGACAAAAAGGGCTCACCGGCAACGATATTCCGGTGCTGATTAATTATTACGGTACGGTAGGCGGCGAGAACACCCCGGATGGCCTTAACATGGCGATTACTGCCATGTCAGGCGGGACAGGTGCGCCAGATTTGTCTGATGCAGTGGCGGCGATGGGGGATGAACCGTTTGATTTCATCGGCACACCTTTTAGTGATTCCGCATCACTGGCAACCATCGCACTGGAGATGAACGATTCTTCCGGTCGCTGGAGCTATGCTCGGCAGCTTTACGGCCACGTTTATACGGCGAAGGTTGGTACGCTTTCTGATCTGGTGGCGTTCGGAGAGACACTGAATAACCAGCACATCACCGTAGCAGGTTACGAACCGGGCGTTCAGACCTCTGCTGATGAGCTGGTCGCGCTGCGAACGGCACGTAATGCCGTATTTATCCGCATCGATCCGGTGCGCCCGACGCAGACCGGTGAACTGACCGGAGCACTTCCGGCGCTGCCCGGCAACCGTTTCACTCTGACTGAGCAGCAGTCCCTGCTGATGCACGGCATTGCCACTGCTTATACTGAAAGCGGCGTACTGCGTATCCAGCGTGATATCACCACCTATCAGCAGAATGCCTACGGTGTGGCAGATAACAGCTACCTGGACAGTGAGGCGCTCCATACCAGTGCCTACGTTCTTCGTCAGCTGAAAAGCATCGTTACCAGTAAGTACCCTCGCCACAAGCTAGCGAATGACGGCACGCGCTTCGGACCGGGGCAGGCCATCGTAACGCCTGCCGTGCTGAAGGGTGAGATGTGCGCCAGCTATCGCACCATGGAGCGTGCGGGGATCGTGGAGAACTTCGATCTCTTCAAGCAGCACCTGGTGGTAGAGCGTAACGTCAGCGACCCGACTCGCGTAGACGTGCTTTTCCCGCCGGATTACGTCAACCAACTGCGCGTCTTTGCGCTGCTTAATCAGTTCCGTCTGCAATACAGCGAGGAGACCGCGTAATGACAAAGATTGCGGGTACAGCATACGTCAAGGTGGACGGCCAGCAGCTATCGCTGACCGGTGGCATTGAGGTGCCGATGAACACCAAAGTGCGTGATGACGTTATCGGCCTTGCCGGTGACGTGGATTATAAAGAGACGCACCGGGCCCCTTACGTTAAGGGCACCTTCAAGGTGCCGAAGGCGTTTCCGGTCACTAAGCTGATGGACTCTGATCAGATGACTATCACCGCCGAACTGGCTAACGGCATGGTTTACGTGCTGTCAGAAGCTTTCCAGTTCGGTGAAGCCAACCACAATGCGGAAGAGGGTACGGTAGACCTCGAATTCCACGGATCAGAAGGATTTTACCAGTGAGTGAGTTTCAACTGACAAAACCTGTGCAGGCACATGGTGAGATGCTTCATGTGTTGGAGTTCCGCGAGCCAACCTATGATGAAGTTGAGCAAATGGGCATTCCGTTCAACTACACCGAGAACGGTGAGATGAAACTTGATACCCGTGCATGCCTAAAATACATCCCGGTACTGGCCGGTATTCCACGTTCATCAGCAAGCAAAATGGCGTTGAAAGATATCTTCATGGCCTCTATGACGATCGTAGGTTTTTTTACGGGGTCGGAAGCGGCGGAAACCTCAGAAAACGCCTCTACAACACCGCCCATTTCTGGCGAATAAACCCTCTTGAATTAAAAAAAACTGGACTGTCCCGCTTCCTTGAAATGGAGGCGGAGGCAATCCGCATTAATGAGGAAATGAACCGTGGGGGATAGTTTCCAGCTAAAAGCAATAATCACTGCGGTGGATCAGTTGTCGGGTCCACTTAAGGGTATGAGCAAGAACCTTAAGGGTTTCCAGAAAGACGCAAAAAACATAATGGTGAACGCGGCCGTCATGGGAACAGCAATCGCGTCGGCATTCGTAATTCCAATTAATCAGGCTATGGAATTTGAATCATCCATGGCCGACGTTCGTAAAGTCGTTAATTTCGACACTCCAGCCCAGTTTAAGGAGATGGGCGAAGATGTGCTTAAGCTTTCGACCCGGCTTCCAATGGCGGCGAACGCGATTGCCCAGATCGTTGCTGCTGGTGGTCAGGCGGGAATAGCCAGGGAAGACCTGCAACAGTTCGCCAGTGATGCTGTAAAAATGGGCGTTGCATTTGATCAGACTGCTGAAGAGTCAGGCCAGATGATGGCTCAGTGGCGCACCGCATTCAAAATGACGCAGAAAGACGTTGTCGGGCTTGCGGATAAAATCAACTACCTCGGCAATACCGGCCCGGCGAGTGCCGGTAAAATCTCTGAGATAGTGACGCGGATCGGCCCACTTGGTGGAGTTGCGGGTGTTGCCTCTGGTGAGATAGCCGCAATGGGTGCAACGATTGCCGGAATGGGAGTGGAGTCTGAAATCGCCGCCACGGGCATTAAGAACTTCATGCTTTCCCTGACCTCTGGTAAATCAGCCACATCCTCACAGAAGAAAGCCCTGAAGTTTATCAAAATCGATCCTGCACAGCTGGCTGCTGATATGCAGAAAGACTCGAAAAAAGCGATGCTTAAAGTACTGGATTCGCTCGCTAAAGTGCCAAAAGAAAAACAAGCAGCGGTGATGAATGCTCTTTTCGGGAAGGAGTCTTTAGGCGCAATTGCGCCATTGCTGACCAACCTTGACCTGCTGAGAAAGAATTTTGGTCGTGTTTCCGATGCGCAGCAATATGGCGCATCAATGCAGAAGGAATATGAATCGCGTGCAGCTACTACGTCCAACTCCGTTCAATTACTGAAGAATCAGTTCACTGCAGCCAGCATTACCATTGGCGATATGTTCCTGCCAACTATTGTGAAACTTAGCGCCAAAGTGCAGCCGTTGATTGAACGGTTCAGGCAGTTCGTGAAGACCAACCCCGAAATGGTAAAGGGGGCATTCAAATTCGGCGTTACTTTGCTTGGCACAGCCTCGGCCTTTGGTGTTGCTACCAAAGCGTTCAAAACCTTCGACTCAGTTATGAAAATGACCACTATGGGTAAACTTCTCGCTCTGGTGGTCCTGGCTGGCAGCCTTATCGTCAGTAACTGGGATCAAGCTGGCCCTGTCGTCAAAAAGGTCTGGGAGAATATCGATGGCGTCGCGCAGGCTCTTGGAGGATGGGAGAACGTATTAAAAGGCGTAGCTTTTTTCACTACAGGTGCCTGGCTGGCGTCGATGGTAAAAGGATTTGGCGGTGCTAATACTGAAGCGGGGAAACTGTCAAAAAACCTGAAAGGCATTGCGAACATGGGGGTGATAACCGTCACGATCTCCGTGCTGTTCGATCTCATGAAGCGCGTTAATAACCTGCATGATGAAGCCGCAAAACAGAACACGGATGTAGGAACTCTGCTGGTTAACAAAAGCAAGCAGGCTGACTCAGATCGTGGCTATCAGGGCTTTATCCCAAGACTTAAAGAACTGCTTGGCATGGACCAGAGTGCAGATACAAGTAAACCCCTTCTGCAGTCTCAAAAGGGGCAGCAGGGGGAACTGAAGGTTTCTTTCGAAAATGCTCCTCCCGGAATGCGCGTTGCGCCAGCGGGTAATTCACTACCCTGGCTTAACTTTGATGTCGGCTATAACCGCTTCTCAAACCAGTAACCCGCTCCGGTGGGTTTTTTATTGCCCGGAGATTGCATGAGCTGGAAAGATAATCTGCAGGATGCCTCGCTGCGGGGCATCGCGTTTAAGGTAGAAGAAGATGAGGCCACATTTGGCCGCCGGGTGCAGGTTCATGAGTACCCCAATCGCGATAAGCCTTGGACGGAAGATTTAGGCAGGGCAACGCGTCGCTTCAGCGTTCAGGCCCACCTGATTGGTGATGACTTCTTTGAGCAGCGTGACCGGTTGATTGAAGCCATTGAAAAGCCGGGGGCGTGTACGCTGATTCATCCCTACTACGGTGAAATGAACGTGGTTGTGGACGATGCTGTGCGCGTCAGTCATTCGCAGAGCGAAGGGCGCATGTGTCGTGTCAGCTTCAGCTTTGTCGAGTCTGGTGAACTATCATTTCCGACCGCAGGGCTGGCAACGGGCCAGAAATTGTCCTCATCCGTTTCATTCCTGGATGATGCGATATCGTCTGCTTTCAGCGCGTTCGGAATGGATGGCTTGCCTGACTTTTTGCAAAGTGGCGTTCTGGATGATGCGACGAACATGTTCAATAACGTTACCGATGCCTTTCAGTATGTCGACTCAGGTGTAAGTGCCGCCTCACGACTCATGCAGGGTGATCTGTCCGTACTGCTTCAGCCGCCGTCAAGTGGAATGAATTTTGTAAATAGGCTGCAGACCATGTGGCGCGCTGGTTCAAAACTCTCAGGCAACGTTTCGGATCTGATGTCGATGATCAGAGGGTTAACAGGCGTCACGCTTGACAGTGGATTGGCTCCGCGCGGCGTCTGGAAAACTGACAGTAAAACCACTCAGGCGCAGTCCACGCAGCGTAATTATGTGGCTCAGGCCGTCAGAACTACTGCTATCAGTGAAGCGGCCTATGCGGTGACAAGTCTGCCACAGCCAACAAACCGGACTGTCACGCGGCAGCAGGACCCGCAGCAGCCGGTCACAGTATCGCATCCTGCCGTCAGCAATATACGTTCTGATTCAGGCAACGCGGTTTCAGATTCCGACACCACAGCGACAGCCACAGTTTCGGCCTCTTCCGGCGTAACCACCTCTCTTGATAACAACACTGTTATTTCATGGGATGACCTTGCGCAGGTGCGAGACAGCCTCAACGAGGCCATTGATCGTGAGATGGAGCGCGTCTCAGATGATGGGCTCTATCAGGCGCTGATCACGGTACGAACTGACGTTAACCGTGATATCTCTGCCCGCCTGGTACAGGTCGAACGCATGACTGAACGAACGCCTTCGCAGGTGATGCCAGCACTGGTACTGGCCAGCGACTGGTACGACTCAGCCTCGCGTTCCGGTGACATAACGGCGCGGAACGGCATACGCCATCCCGGCTTCGTGCCGGTACAGTTACTGAGGGTGCCGGTACGATGAACAACACTGTGATTCTTCGCGTTAACGGTCAGGAGTGGGGCGGCTGGACATCGGTCAGGATTGCCGCTGGCATAGAGCGTATCGCCCGCGACTTCACCGTTGAGATTACCCGCAGCTGGCCCGGTGATACCGACCAGTCGGTTCGGAACAACCGCATTAAAAACGGTGACCTCGTTGAAGTCCTGATAGGCACCGACAAAGTGCTGACCGGCTACGTTGAGGCAACGCCGGTCAGATACGACGCACGCAGCATCAGCACCGGTATTTCAGGCCGCAGTAAAACGGCTGACCTTATCGACTGCTCAGCCACACCGTCACAGTATGCCGGACGCTCGCTGGCGCAGGTGGCCGCTGAGCTGGCTAAGCCGTTCAGCATCACTGTGGTGGATGCGGGCGGTGCATCCGGTGTGCTTCAGGGTATTCAGGCCGATCAGGGCGAAACGGTCATGGACGTACTGAATAAAATGCTAGGGCTGCAGCAGGCGCTGGCGTACGACAATGCACTGGGAAATTTGGTTATTGGCGGCATTGGCAGCCAGCAGGCACATACCGCTCTGGTACTGGGGGAAAACATTCTTTCCTGTGACACCGAGAAGAGCATCCGGGACCGGTTCAGCGATTATCAGGTCTCCGGGCAGCGAAAAGGTAACGACGACGATTTTGGCGAGGCCACAACTACCGCTATTCGCTCTAAGACCATCGATGGCGGATTGAAGCGCTACCGTCCGATGATTATCCGCCAGACTGGCAATGCCACTACGGCAACCTGCAGCGCTCGAGCGGAGTTTGAGATGCGCCAGCGTGCTGCGCGTACCGATGAGGTGACATACACCGTGCAGGGCTGGCGACAGGGGGACGGCTCCCTGTGGCAGCCCAACCTGCAGGTTATCGTCTTTGATCCCGTTCTTGGCTTTAACAACCGGCAGATGGTGATCGCTGAGGTGACCTATCAGCAGGATGAAAACGGCACCGGGACCGAAATTCGCGTCGGTCCGCCGGATGCTTATCTACCTGAACCGGAGAAGCCCGGCAAACGTAAGAAGAAAAAGAAAGATGAGGATGACTTCTGATGGCTAATCCTTTTTCCGGCATGAGCCGGGGGCTTTCCAATCTCCTGGCCCGCGCCGTGGTGCGCGGACTTAACACGGCAACCAAATGCCAGATGCTTCAGATTGAGATGGCCGGAGGTGAGGGCAAAAGCGACATCGAGCACATGGAGCCGTACGGTTTTACCGCGGCACCGCATACGGGTGCTGAAGCTGTGGCCGCCTATTTCGACGGGGATCGCTCTCACGGCGTGGTGCTGGTTGTATCTGACCGGCGCTACCGTATCAAAGGGCTGGCATCCGGCGAAGTGGCGGTTTATGACGATCAGGGCCAGTCAGTCACGCTGACCCGCGCAGGGATAGTCGTCGATGGCGCAGGCAAGCCGATTACCTTTACCAACGCGCCGAAAGCCCGGTTTGAAATGGACATCGAGGCGACCGGTGAGATCAAAGACAGGTGTGATTCTTCCGGCGTGACCATGTCAGATATGCGCATTTCATATAACGGGCACACGCATAAAGAGAACGGCGATGGCGGCGGGACTACCGATGCGACAACGCAGAAAATGGAGGCGGCATGATTATTGTTATCAACGGCGTCCACCGAGACGTAACGTGGCCGCCCGATCCTCTGACTCGCGCAGTAATTATTTCTTTGTTCTCCTGGCGAAAGGCTGAGCCAGACGATAATCCCGAGCAGGATAATGGCTGGTGGGGCGACAGCTTCCCGACCATCCAGAACGACCGCATTGGATCGCGCCTTTATCTTCTCAGTCGCCAGAAACTCACCAACAAAACCCCACTGAAAGCCCGCGAATATATCAGCCAGGCCTTGCAGTGGCTGGTGGATGACGGCGTAGCGGCGCGGGTGGATGTGACGGCTGAGCGAACCGGGATTGAAACGCTAAGCGCCTCAGT